TGGACGTTGAAGTGTCCAAAAGTTTCGTAGCAGGTTATGTCCGGAGAAGAAGTATGTTCCGGGGTTTGTATCAGCGAATTCACAAAGCCCTCCATGTCCAGCTCCGGCAGCTGTACGGAATGCGGTGGCGAGGGCGTCTCTGGTAGTTCCTCCTTCTCCATCTGCAGGTAGTTCACCAAATTCTCGATACGTACCTGACTTGCTGCAATAATCTCGATTCTGTCGAGGGCCACCGCGAGCGACTTCGAAATGTGCTCGAGGGAGTAGTCGATTCTTGATAGTTGCGAAACGATATGCGCGCGTAAATCGGATATATCCTTGGAGATGGGGAGTTCCTGACTCTCCAATCTCGCGGCCAAGGATTGCATAGCTCGACTCAGTCTCACAAATTCGGATGTAATTGTTGTATTCATCTTCTGTATAGTTATTGAGAGTGAAGCAATATGCTTTTCTCGGGGTGGGAGTCATGTGTGCTCCGTTACAAGGGTGGTGCTTTTATAGCTCCTTACATTCGTTTAAAAGCAAAAGCGGGGTAATACTTACCCGCTTTTGCCTTGGTATGTCACTATCCTAGCTTGCGTATAATCCTATACTACCTAAGGTGCTGGTTCTGGTGGTTCTGGTGCTCCATCTGCTGAGAAGCTGACGTTGTGGTAAAATACTCCGTTGATGTTGACGGCCGTGTTATCTACTAAATTGGTTGCCTTGATCATGAAGACTGGTTGCGATCCATTCAGTACTCCGGTTGTGTGTTGATCAATCTTGTAGGGGCGTAGCCTGTACTCCATCGTAAAGTCCTCTGCTGTGGTTGTCATGTTTATTGTCTTGTAGCCTACTATTCTTCCAAAGGATCTTGCGAGATCTGGTACCATTGAAGGATCCCATCCTAGTGGCGTGCTTGAGGGGATGATCCCTGTTTCGGGGTTAGGTATAAGCCATACGACCCATACCTGTATCTGCACTATGTCAGTGGATGTGACATCGCGCACTAAGCTGAGTCCGATTTTTCCTCCTCTGAGAGTGACGTCTCCGACGAAAATCGGGACACCTCCGTTGATGTCTGCTTCGAGGGCCCCACCTGGTTGTGTCCAGAAGGGGTTCCCGGCAGAGGGGATAAAGGGTGTTATGGTGTTCACTGTACCTGTGCCAGCTGTGGTGCTCGTGGCAAAGGTGAAGGAGGTTGAAGAATTACTCCTCCAGTGTTGGCTGTGACGCGTGGCGTTCAGCAAGGACTTCCTCCATGCTCCTTTCGAAATCCTCCGACTACGAAAGGGTGTTGGCTGGAAGCTGCCTTTGTTGGCGGTGAAGGCCTGTAGTCTGCCTCGTACCTTCCTGGGTCGGTAGGAGCGACGGTTAGGCCAGCGTTTGCCGGTTCTCTTACGTTTGTAAGTGATTCTGATTTTAGCCATCTCTGCGTATCCGTGGGTAACGAGAGGTAGGGTTGCGCTTCCACCGAAGCGGTAAGGGGGTATTTATAGTTTGGTCGCTTCGCTCCCTCATGGGACAGAGCCTTCGGCTCTTCTGGGTGGTGACCCCCGCCTTCGGCGACCCCACCCGGGCTGCAAATTATTCATAAGTGTAATATCTCAAGGTTTTCTTTATTTATTGCATTTCTGTGATACATAACCTTCTGAGAAGGGCTTCAGTTTGTGGGTGCTGCGCACCATCTTTGTCTTTGTATACATCGGCGGGATGGAAATTACTAGTAATGATAAAGGTGTCTGCTACTAGGGGCTGCATGCCTCCTTTATTTTCTACCATACATTTATATCGATCGAACCATCTCAGGAGATGGTTGATGTCTATTCCTCCTGGTCCGAAATCATCGATGACCACTTCTTTTTCAGAGAAGTAACCATTCCACCATTTGGTTCTTGGTTCCTTGATGTAGGCTTCGGGTAGTTCCTCGTGGGCCCGGCGTGACTTCCCCACTCCTGGTGGCCCGTAGTACCAGCGACAGTTGATGTCTGGCCTTGGAATTGGACGTTGAAGTGTCCAAAAGTTTCGTAGCAGGTTATGTCCGGAGAAGAAGTATGTTCCGGGGTTTGTATCAGCGAATTCACAAAGCCCTCCATGTCCAGCTCCGGCAGCTGTACGGAAT